CACTATTTTGTGCGATAGTTATATATCCCTTACTCATACTTTCTCTCCGTTTGATAAAAAGTCATCAACGAATCTTCCTATTGCTTTCTTATTCATAATATGTAAGTCCATATTTGTGAATCTTGATAAAAGATGATTTGTAACTCTCTCAGCATCTGCACAATACATAATAATATCGTTATGTGAATTAACTCTGAATATATCATCAAGGTCAAAACTGTTGTTAAGATAATCAATCGGCAATGATGGAACATCAAACGCAACACTACCATTCAATATGTGTAATGCCATCGAAAATGCAAAATCATTTCTGAATAGATTACCACTACAATTATATAGATAATAATAATACTTATAATTATATTTTATATGACTTATCAGTGTAAATAGATTTTCAGCGAATTCAGATTTTCTAAAATATACAACAGTTGCCCAGTACATGGGAATACTAAAGTTGTCAATGTATTCTATATTCTCTTTATGACGTTCTGATACATCTCGATACTTACAGTTAATCATAACATCATTATCACTATCCCATACTTGGTCTAGTACATTGTTCATAATGAAATAGTCACCATCTATCACTAATGTTTCATCATACGGTGACAACTCATATACTTCACTTCTAGACATATTCTTAAATGAAGCATATTCGAGTTTATCTGTTGTGTCTTTGAACAGGCGTATATTTTCTGGTTGGAAGATAGAACTGACAATTACTCTGTCAAAGTATTCATTAATTAATGTTTCATTTGATTCTAAAGTTTCTGTGTTGGTTATTAGACATATCTCGTCAAATAATGAAAGATTCTTTCTGGCATATCCAGCAGACGCACAGGCAGTTTCAGCATAATTAACATACTCATTGTTCTGAGCAAATATTATAATGCCTCGGCTCATATTAAATCTCTAGTACTTTTTCTATTTTACGGGAACTTCTCAATTTTTGATATTCATTATAATAATCGTTTACTACTTCAAAGTATAGACTTGATACTTCATCGAGAAATTTCTCTGTATCATCAATATGAATTGGTATATCGTTCTTATCAAGTAGTGATATTTCAGTTTTACCATTTGAAACAACAAAATTCATAAAAGATATTAGGGATTGGTCAACTGTGAAGGAACCACCAGCAGTACTGTAACTTAGTAAGTTCTGTGTCTTAACTTTTAGATTATTTTTGTTTAGATTGAATGTTTTCATCGTATTAGAAAAGTCTAACGCCCTCTCTAAACGTTGTAAGTCTTCGGCTGATGATTGTGTTTCTATTTCTTTAGTAGTATCGACCATGGTTTATTCTCCTATATTAATACTAATAATACAGTAAAACTACGCAAAAGTCAACACTAAAGTTGAGAAATATGGGAATAAGTTGGAGATTGGTATTGCCAACTAGCATCTATGTACTAGTTGGCATTATTGTGCATTGAAGTCAAAAGTTCATCTCACAATGATGTTGTTACTGAACTTTCTGTTGCCTTGTAACAACGAGATGATTTTGTTCATATCCCGAGTTATTTGCTTCAATTTTTATAATAAAAATTATAAAGCGTCTGTTACACTCCAAGTAGGATTTGTTATATTTACAGAACCAGCCGGATTTGTCATTCTTTTTGATGCAAGAATAACTGTTGATGTACCTGGAACAGTATCTGCACCAGTCCATGACCATGGTCCACCATATCCTGAGCCACTGCCTGTTCGGGCAACGTGGGCATCATTTAGTTCTGTCAGAACATAAATGTCTGCACCGTCAACTTTCGCTGATACTTGAATATAGTTTGCTGTATAATCGGCATCATCTGCAATTTCTTTTTTATGTACTACATAAGAAGTCGTTAAGTCACTGTGCTTGTATCGTGTACGTACATCAATGTCACTTGAATCTTCTGGTCTTACTGAATAAGTAAAAGTTCCTAATTCACTACATAGTTGTTCCCAAGAAGTTCCTTGTTGGTTGCCACTTGTATCGTTATGTGATGATGAAACTCTAATTTCGCCACCTGCTGAGAACCAAGCATTCATTATTGCTACTGTGCCAAATGCTACTTTGACAATTTGCACTCTTGAACCGTTCCAGTTTTCCGCAGTTTCTGATGTTTCGTTTTGGACACTTGTGTCCCAGTCTGAATAAGACCAAGGTGCATCAAAACGGTCTGTGATTGATGTTATGAACGCAGGGGCAACACTAGCCATGTGAGTCCAAGTAACTGTATCACCTGCATCTACTGCCGTCATTGTGTTCGTAATATTGTAAAAATTGGCGATTTTTGCCGCCGCACTGTGTAATGAGTCATGATATGCATCATCTACAGAGCCTCCTGTTGATGGATTTGCTGAGATTGTATGTGATTGGTTGTAACCGCCATGTACCCCAGTTCCATTCAGGATAGTATTCATTTCTGCTCTCAGAGTACTTAAGTCTGAGTAGGTTATTTGTGAGCCTGAAGCCATTGTTATACTCCTAAATTTTAACTAATTTGTATCGTAATTGTATAATCAATTACAATAGTTCTATTTGCTGACAGCAACACGGGATGGAATGTTACATGCGTCAACATTAATGTTTTTGTTTTATCTAATGCACCACTATTGGTTACACCAGCCATTAATCCGATTTCGTCAAAAGTGAAGGCTTCTACTGCACTTGCGTCAGTTGAAGCATCATTTGCCGGTATCGTTTCCGATACAGCAGTTGCGTAATCCGCGTGAGTTAAGTTCACACTGAAATTCACTTTTGCCGTATTGTTTGGTACTAATTCTCCAGCCCCCATATCCTCTCCTGGAAAATACACGGTATTCGTTAATAATTGTTCATACTTTGGTACATACAATGATGAATTACTTGCCGTGATAGCCAATTCGTCATACGTAGAATTTACTCTAGGAGACTTATACGAAAGAGTGGTCGTAGACACACTCCCGCCATTACCAAATTGCATCCAATTGATGTGAGGTGCATCGCCGGCGCCATTTACACTAGTTGGTTTACCAGCCAGTGCGGAAGCAAGGACATATGCCATGTTTCCTGGGTGAATTGCGTTTTTCTTCTGTACAAGAATATCTCCACTGTCCTTATCATAGATTTTCAGTGTACCAATTACTTGTGACTGTATTAAGTCTTTAAACATGTGTTCGCCTCTTAGATTGTTTCTTATATTTATCTACTTAATGTATTTATGCATTTACATCTTTTACTTCTATTCTAACTCAATCCTGTGAGATCCTGTAGAACTATCTGTAAAGGAGTGTCAAGTACGTGTACCGTATCAAGATTTGCAAAAGTATGTCCCAATCCTGTGTATAACACTCTATTACTGATAGTTAGAGAGTCACTGTTTTTATTATCATACAACATAAATTCTATATTAGAAGTGCCTGCCTTCTCTACTGCTATCAGTTTTTTATTACTATCAGTTGCATCTTCAAATAATGATTCATCATCGACAACAAGTGTTGTTCCATCAAAAGAAGAAATAGTATCTGAGTCTTTCACGTCAATACTGTAACCTCTTCCGTATATATCATAGACATAAAACTGTGTTTTGTCGGGGTCGCCGACAATTCCACCAGTAATATCAACAGGATATGTCTGTAATCTCAATATTGATGATTCAAGACCAGGAATGTTTACTTGTCCAGTATCAAAACCAGTCGTTCCTGTTGCTGGAGTAAATCGAGTTCTTAGTAATGCACCTTGTTCATATTCTCCATCAGGAATATCTGTAGTAGCAATACCATCATATAATGTTTCTTCGTATCTGCTATTATTACCAAAGTCTAAAATAATATTCATATTCTCTTCAGTCGTAACAGTTGCATTCATTGATTCTGCTGTTGAATGAATTCGTTTAATTTCTCTTATCTTAACATGATATGGTTTAGCCTCTCTAACATATTCCAATACATCTTCTTCACTATCTCTTTGATATACTGCGTGTTGTTTTAAATCTCTATTATATAAATTCAAATCCATATAACTTGTCTTAAACAACCAAGAAGGATATGTTTTTTCTGTATACAAATAGTTAATCATAGTGAAAAATATACTATTAATAAATGAAACATCAGGATAATCTTCAATCATATTCATTAATTCGTGAATCTGAATTCCTACAGCATTGTTGTAATAAGTATCAAACGATGTTTCTGGAAATACAAGACTATCAAACGATACGTTCAACGCACTCTTGCTTCTGTTAACTAATTTCAATACATTATTGTGTTCAAAATAATATTCATCATGTGTTGATAATTTCAATTTAAATGATTTTATTCCTTTTTCATACTCAGCACCCATATCAAAATTTCTCGTAGTTGATAGATATGAGAAAGAATCTATTGTCTTGTAGGTGTCATTTAGATACCAATCACTTAGACTAAAAATAATATCACCTGTATTTAGATATTGAGCATAATTAGAGTATAATGCTGATAGCATTTTCTTGCTCATTGTATTGTTTATAATTGAAGCAAAATTACTTTTAGCCCTAGTATTATTTGAGAACCAATTATCTGTTTTACTTTCTACTTTATAAACTCTTAATATGTCACTGGCTATCATTGTGTGTGTTTGAGATATCTTTAAGTTAGAACCATCGATACTTAAATGACCTGCATTTACTGTATCACTATTAGTTGTAACTACTATATCATCAATTGTTAATCCAGTAATCCAAGATACTGGAATTATTGCGTGATTGACATCAGTCAGTTGAGATGCTGTAAGTTCTGCCGCGTATGTTTTTAATATAGTAACGTTAGATACTGATTCAGTCATATCATTTAAGAATCTTTTAGGAACAACGTAATCTGTTGCCTCTGACAACAATTCCCAATCAGTGTTCCCTTTACGTATTCCAGTTTCTTGTTGATAATGCAATGTCGTGCTTATAGTTTCACTATCATATAATGTAGCATTGTTACTGATAATAACACTTGTTGTGCCGACTGGTATAAATTTATTTTTAGGTCCCTCTGAATTAATCAACATTGCAATTTCTTTACAGTCATCACTTTCTGTTGACCAGTAAAAATAATCTGTAACTTCTTTGTTGGCAACTTCATCATAATATTTTTTAGTATTATATGTTGTTCCTTCTGGTAATGTTCTAGATTTTGTCCATTTCTTTACGATTACTTGTGAACTTTCTACTAATTTGCCCCAATATTTCTTAACGTAATTCGTGTTTAAGTTTCCATTAGCATCACCGTAATCGTTGTATCTATAGAATCTTGCTAAATCTGTATCCCACCATATTTTGTCTAATTTCTCATCTAACCAAATGTCAGAACTAGTTGTTGTATCGTAACTCGCAGGGTCATTCCATGCAACATATTCCAACTTAGAAACAATTGTTCCTGGCATTTTTAAGTTAAGTGGATCATATAATTGATGATTAATAAAATTCTCACCATCTTGTACTATTAATCTTTTTGTTAAATCTGTGTCGATAGTCTTTGCCTGTCTAGCATGTATCGAATAATTTCCTAAACTGAAACTAAGTACTGCCCATCCGTTAGCATCATAACTGTCTACCCATAACTTACTTGTACTGTTTAGACCTAATGCAGTTGCAAACTCAGTAAAAGTAGCACCGTTGAAATTAGGTGTATATCGTATTGATTTCCAAAGCATTGCTTTGAAACTAGAACTACTTGTTACGTTTGAATATTCTAACGAAAGTCCTATCTTAGTTAACATTGCTTCAGTTGTTCCAGTGAATGTCATGCTTACATTATTATTAGTAAATATCATTCTACCATCACTTGATACTCCAACAACTATTGAAGATGCACTAGTGATTTGAGCGGCAAATGCCACTGCACTAGCACTTACTATTGAGGTATTGGAATATGTGCCTGCAGTTATTCCCATATCAGAAAGAGAATTACCATTGATGTTACTAGTAACTATACTACTTTCTGAACTTGTTATTAGTACTTGTCTATCCGATTTCGTTGCTGTAGTTGTTGCTCCTGAGAATACTTGTGTGTTTAAATCGCTTACTATTGTGTCTGTGGCATCAATTGCAATTGTAGTTGATGCAAATCCTAATCTACTCATAGCACCCGAAGTTACTTCAACTATATCTAAGTTATGATTTGTGCTTGTTATTTTAATTGTGCCCGTTACAACATCGGCAGTCACTCCTAGAATATTCAATGCATTTACTTGTGAGACGACACTGTTTATAGTTGGTTCATCATTAGCATTGTAAGTACCTGCTGTGATACCCAATTCAGTTAATGCTGTTCCTGAAATAATCATTGAGGATGCCGAACTTTCTATTATCATGTTATTGTTAGCAGTAATAGTACATGTAATATCAGTTATTGTAGCAATATCATTTGCTAAGTTATCTAGTTTTGAATCGTAATATAATGTAGTAGAAGAAATTCCCAAATCTTGTAACACACTACCAGACATGTCTAACTCTGGTGATGCAGTCGTTAATACTAATTCATCTGAACCAGAATTTGAAGCGACCACTGTAGCAGTGCCGGTGTTGATAGCGTTAATAATTGCAGTTATATCACTTCCACTTGGAAGTGTTACCGTATCACCATTAACTTGTAATGGTTTTGTAGTTGCCATTGTTCCCGCAAAAGCAGTACCAGTAACAGTCAAATCTGCTACTGTCTTTGTTACTCCACCAATGATAACAGTGTTTCCTGTAGTTAATGTTGAACTTCTTGTAGCAGTTGAAGTTAGTGATATACTTTGGCTTCCACTATAATCTATAGTCAATGTTGTACCATCAATTGTGACTTGGTCTCCTACTGTTGAACTAAATGAACTCGTTGTTGTAGCAACAGTGCCAGAGAATGTAACTGTAGTGTTTGTGCCATTCTCAACTAATCCAGCGTCATTGTAAATAACAAATCTCGCTTGTTCTCCCTCAGATACTACTGGATTTGCTACTGAACCAAGTATTGTAAGACCAGATGTAGTACCACTCGCTGGTGTATAAGAAAAACTAGTATTATCGATAACTATTGTATCACCACTGGCAATTGTAGGATTGCTCACTGTACCAATGGCTTCTACACCACCGTCTGTACTAGTTGGAACAAAAATACTGTTAGTAGTTGCTGAATCTATTTCAACAATTAATGGTTCAAAGTCTTCTTCAAATACTAGATATTCGTAAATAGTAACCCCATCTACGGTTTTTGTTCCATTTGAGATAAGCAAGTAATATCCATCTATAGTAGGATCTATGATGTCACTCGAAATCTTTATATAAATTGCCTTATCATCATAAGTAGAATCTATTTCAGTAAGCATTCCAATGTAGAGTTGATTATCAGAAGTTTCACCAACATAACTTATTTCTGCTACTTCACTCAGTCGTACTACATCCCAATCTCTGTCTGTATCAAATTGTACCCAAGCAGTGTCTCCTTCGTATAGTGATGAGCCTGTTAAATCTGTTAGTGAACTATGAGTACTAGTGACATAGTTTACATCTGATGCATCGACATATCCTGTTGTCTTTATTGCTACATCATTTTTCGTAGTATTATGAAGAAGTGGAAGTGTTGTGGTATTATATTCTATTAAGAATGGATCACTAATCATATTGTTGACTGTTACATCCTTTGTCATCTTGAGTTGAGATGATACATGTCCATAATCACTTAGTTTAACTGCCCATATATCAGCATGTGCAATATTCTTAAAGTTTCCGTTATTGTTAATAATTTTATCAATACTAGAGTCTGTTCCTTTATGAGATAAGAATCCTTTATAAAATTCTAATTGTGATTCTCTTTCAATTCCGTGATTCGATAGATATGCTCTAGTTGTATATCCATAATGATTTGATTTTAATTTGTTAATAACTGATAGTCCTTGGTCAACTAGAGTGTTTCTATAGTGACGAGTCTCCTCAATCATTGTGTCAAAGTTTGGTATTAATTGATTATCGTTTACAAGATAACCATCAACGGACATAGTTCCGTCCCAATCGATTGTTCTATTGCAATCAATTTGCATTCTAAGATTTCTAGTATGAGAATGTGAATCATATATAATATCTCCATAACTGTCAGTGTTGTCAACGACAAATGCATGTTCGATGTCTCTTATATCTATTTTCATTCCGTAAATAGGAACAGTGCTTGTAAATGTTAATCTTGAACCATCTGTATGAAAAGTGAGTTCAGTATTTGGTATAAGTCTTCCAGATGCATCTACTACTCGATAGTAATTCTTAAAGGTTTCACTAGAAACACTTGCAACACCGTAAGTCGCATCGAAACTACCACCAGTCAGTAATGGAGTAAGAGTAATAAAGTCTCCAATATCATGTTGTTCTGATTGCCATTCTAAAAATTTATTTAATAAGTTTTCCCAATTTATAACATCTCCAAATTCACCTGTATCTGTGAATTCCCATCCTACTAATCCTAGATAATGTTCATAACCCATTATTAAATGAGCAACGTCATCTACTGATTCTAAAATGTCACCGTAGTTATAATTCTTTACAGTATCATCTACTAATTTTTTGTAACCTTTTGCTTGAGTCTTGTTTGTTGTTGGCCATTCTGTTACTGCTTTCCAATCTTTAATGTTATCATCAAATGTGGTCGATGTGTGATTTATAAGACAAATATAAGGAGTGTCGTTCCATAATATATATGAATCCAATCTGTAATATTCTCCAGCCTGCCATTGTTTTAAAGTAAGTTTGTCTCCTGCAGTAGAAAATGTTTTCTCACCACTTGCTTCGTCCCAACCCATTGAGTAGAATGTAGGATTAATCTCATCATATCCGTGTACTTTGAAACCAAACTTGCTAGTTTTTGGTTGTGATATAAGTGTCCAACTGCCGTAATCAAAATTAATTACACCAGCAGTTTCATTTGCTGATACACCGTCTATTTTTCTTTTATAGTACTTCTTGTCTGCTGTGTTTAAAACAACCAGACCTTTGTAATAAGTTGATACATCACCAAGAGCATATACTGGATGTGCTTTATCTAACGATATCTTTTCTAACACAATTGCACTGAAGTATTCACTTCTATTTGGTACACCTGCATGAACAACTAAGTCATAGTTGTCAGTTGGTAGTTCAGTGAATCTACTATTCGATAATGAATTGTTTTCTGATTGTAGTTTGAAGTTGTTAACGAATCCACCTAACTTTGAACCTAACTTAAATGAATAGTTGCTCTTATCAGTAACGATTAAACTAGTATCGACACCTTCGTTTTTATTAGAATAGGTAATAATATCTCTTATTTGAGTACTATAATCATATATAATTTTAAAAGGATTCGACAATAACATTAACATAAATTCAGCAAAAGCGAATTCACTACTTCTTGTCCATGCTAGTTCAACTGGTGAGTTATCACCAAATTCCCATGCTTGATTCATCAATGCTTTTTCATCGTCTGTAAATTCGACACCACCAAAGAACAAGTCTTTCGGTTCCTTTAAGTTTCCTGAACTGTCAACTGGAACTGGACAAGTTAAAGAATTAGTTGATATTAATAAATCCCAAAATGCAACTGTAGTGTAAACTGAACCATATGTTGAATCAAAATTTGCTGGCTTCTGTGATAATTTTATTGCTTTCCACGGCTCTAATGTTGGTCTATCTGTGCCGTATGCCTGCAATAGTTGTCCTCTCCAATGCCCAGCGGATTCTTCGTTCTTTGCTCGATAGTTCCAAGTTTTATAATCGGTTACATCATACGAATCGTTATCTAAACTGTCTATGTTATTTCTCATCATCCATTTCTTAAAGAACGGATACATGATATATTTCTTTTCAACATTCGAATAATCAACACCAGATGTGTCATATAATCCGTAATTCATGCTATCAATCTTAGCACTGGTATTATCTGTTAGATTATTAAATATTAAAGTTTCGAATGCAAGAAGTATATCATCTATTCTTGTCTCGTATGAAGGAATCAGTGAACCATCATGTCCTTGAATAAATGAAACTGAAGGACTATATTCTGTGTCTGTGATAACTTGTGGAACAAATGCTGATGCAATTGATAATGACGTTGCACTTGGCGGAATATAAGTTTCTTTTATATTACTATAATGTCTAACAGTTAATGTATCACTTGTTGATAGAGTCGATGTAAAGTTTATCTCTGTTGCACCAGAAGACAATGTGTAATCTACATTTAATCGCTGAATAACATTGTTTAGAATAATAACTGCATCTTTGTCGTTTAATATCGTATCGTTAAATGTTGGCATAACTTGTTCTGTTGCACCACCGATAACTGTAGCATCAAGTGTTTGATAATGAGAATGATTCTCACCAAAGTTCAACATAATACTATCTCTAAAAATACTTACACTTGAATGTTTTCCAAGAGAAATTGTACCAATTGCTTCTTCTAAGATTTGTAAATCAGTTTTAGTTGTACTCGCACTTGATTCTAATATAGAAATAATTGTTGTTAGTAGTTTGTTTTTGTAGCCGTTATATGCACCTGTTAGAAATTCTGTTGCTTTGATAGGGTCGTAATCATCTCGTGTTAGTGCAAAGTACGCCTCTTTAATGTCAACAGTATTTCGAATAAGTACACTACCTTGATTTGCAAATCTTAGTTTGTCTGTATTTGTACCTGATGTTCTATAATTGTTTACAGCAATTGGACTACCAGTCAAACCTGATACAGTTTCAATGATTCGAACAAGATGTTCAAAAACAAGTGAGTATGTCATTTCTGTATCGACATATGATTTGTTATCTATATTATATTCAACTGATGGATCAATACGTTGAAATACAGTTTGACCATCATATACAACTGGAGTATCAGTACAATAATCAACGTATATGTTGCCACTGACTGCTTCGTTCATTGTGATTTTGTTTGTAGTGCTACTGTATGTGTAATTTCCTATTTGTTTTTGACCATCTACATACAAGTCAATTGTATTATTATTTTTTGAGGGCTGAAGTAATTCAATCTCTGACACTGTTAGCATGTCACCCAATTCTTGTCTTAGATTTCTATAATCAAATACTGATGTGACATATAATTTTTTATAATCTGTTCCTAGTTTATATGTTGAAGTTTCCAACAAATCTATGTTAAATACATATTCACTTTGATAGTCCCCGGCTTTTAACTTTGGAGCAAATCCTAGTTCAGTATCAGTTGCATAACCACTACCAGTTACATAATGAAATATTTGTATATCACTAAGATATGTGTTGGTAGAATCATATGACTTAAATGTAGGAACTGTAAATGATGATGCTATCGTTGTTGCCGCACTTGTAACACTTAGTTCAATATTTTTGTCAAATTCGATAATAGGTCTTGTTGCTTGAGATATTAAAGTAAAATTAGTATCTGTAACCAAGGCACTGATATCATCATAATGATACCAAGAATTATTAGTTTTCCAAAAGTCTGTCGCAGTGGCATCTTTGTCGATTGTAACGTAATGTTTTTTTGTTGAGCCAGTTATTGAAGTGTCAAACAGAGGAGATACCCAGTAATACATACTGTAGTTGACAAACTTGTCTAAGTCTATTGGTAAAGTAATTGTTTCTAACGTACTCTTAAATAATCGTCTGTGGTCGTTTGTAAGTGCGCCTTTGTTGTATAATGCATTCAGTAAGTCATCATAGAATACATTATCAGTTGCATTTGTGTTTGTGAATGTTGGTTCTAATCCGTAATTGTCTCTCGCATACGACTGTGTTGGAAATGAAAGATAAGAATCTTTACTGTTGTATATTCCTTTTTCTCTTCTACCAACAAACGCTTTTGTCTTCTCCATTTCGCCAACAGAAAACACGCGGTCAAGTGTCGTTTCAAATACTGTTTCTAACTCGCTGTTCTTTAGATGTCCTGGAAGAAAGTCATAAATCTTCTTTGCCATATTATTCGCCTACTAATTCAGATTGTGCTAATTGTGTAATTATTTTTACATCACTTGATGTAGTTACTGCCATAAATATTTCGTTTAAAGCACATGAGATGCTTAATAAGTTTGTAAATTCGTTTGTAGTGCCAGATAAAGAAACTTTTGGTGTAACAACTATACTTGAAATATAATCGCCAAGTTCTTTGTGAAGATATGCCGCTAATTCTGAGAAATAGAATATATCACCAAAATCCCAATTATCAATTGCAAAGTACTCGTTTACTTTTATAGATACTGCTGTTTTAATTTCACTATCAGTGTACCCGACTCCCAACTTCTTGATGACTTTAAACACTGCTTGGTTTTCTGTTTCAGCATATGAACCAAATAGATATTTAAACTGAACAGGAATGTAAGCAACATGGTCAGCCATGGCTGCCTTTTGCTCTATAGTGTCCATTATTTTTGATAACTCATAATTGTTAGGTGGTGTTGGAGTAGTCGTTGTGAAATTGTTTGCTACCCACTCGTTTACTTTTCTAACATAATCTGAACTCAATACATACATATCAACAATGTTGCTTGTACTAGGATCTATTCTCTTATCTAAGTCAGCATAATGTTCCCATCTAAAACTCGTAAAAGGATCTTCAATAAAAGTTGTTCCCTCTAGTACTCTGTATTGTACGCCATTATAATGAATTTGTAATTTATCTCCAGTCATGTCATTATAATCAGCAATGCCTGAGATTACCTCCGCCGCATTGCCAGGCGTCATCACAGTCCAAGAACCTAATTCTCGTCTCCACCAAGCAGGCGTAGTTGTATTATAATATATTGTAGCAGAATCTGGTACATTAACTGGCAGAGAAGATGAAACAGCATATTTTGATGCTCTTTCATAATCTACAGAGCCGACAGAATATTGTTCCAGTACAATACTATCACCAGTTGGAATAGAATCAAGCACAGCAAATGGATTATCGTTTGTATCTGAAGTCAATAGTTTAACTTTCGTGTTATCTATGTATCCTGTTGGTGTTAGATAGTCGTCATAAACATATGATGCTAATGATTTATATATTGTATTTGCGACCAAACTACTACTAGAAATATCAAAAGTTGCTTGAACTCTTACTGAGTAGGTTGCAAGGTCTGTCAGTGTTGTATCTGTTCCAATATATACATCAATAAGGTCTCCGACACTTACAGAATGTGTCCAAAAATAAATTGTATAATTGTTGCCTGAAGTGTTAGTAACTGTTACGTGTTCACTATCAATATAAATTCCATTTTCATCTCGGAGTAATATGTTACTAGTAGTAAGGGTAGTTGTACTTACTACAGAAATTTCTCCATAAGCCAATTGCTTGAAGAAGATATCAGTGTCTTCATAATTAATAATGCCCGAGTCTGCGAAAGATAGAGTAAAGGTATATTCATCTGAAGTAGATGCGTATTCAGTAAGATAATCATTACTTTCAAAATTATCAGATTCATCGCGCCAAACAAAATTACTAGTGGTAGAGGCTGTATTAAAATAAGATAATGATACTTCTCCTTTAAAGCCTTTATTTATCAGGTAATCTTTAGACCTGGTTGTGTGTGCTTGAGTTGTAGCGTTACCAGTATCATACCCCTCTAAAAAACCAACTGCACCACAGATGTTAATTTCTGGTGTGCCGAGACTTACAGGAACATCATCTTGTACAGTTGTGTCTATTACTTTGTAATTTGATAAATCAGTTACTGACATTCCAATAGTCCACTCGGGTGTAACCCCTATTTTAGAATCAGCGGACGGGCTTGTAATGGAAAATGTGGAAGGAGAGGCATCTGCATCTAGATACCATTCGTTGCCTGCTGGTGATACTAGATAATGCGTATACGTTGTTCCAACAGTTATATTATCTTCAGTAAATGTATAAGTGGCTGGTGCACCAGTATATTTGTAAATTGCATCAAACGTTGCGCCTGTTCCACCATCAGTTACTACTGTTGATATAGGTGCTTGTCCCACAGTAATAGGGTCATTATATGATTGAGTACTACCAGCAGAAGAAGATGTCGATAAGTGATTGAAAAATATTGTATCTCGTTTGGATAAATTCGTTTCGTTGTCAATTACATCAGTAGTGTTACCATAGAAAAACTTAACTTGTTCTCTACTTTCAAATGCCACTTTTTTACCAGTAAATGTGGTAGTGTATTCTGCTTCGTTGTCTCTGATTCCAGAATTATAAGTAAACAGAACATTAACATCAGTTGCTACTCCTGTTAAACTCCAATTCCAAGTTGGTAAAGTGGCGCCAGAAAGAATAGTGTATGTGTGATATAATGTAAATGTTTGTCCATCTGGATCAACTTTATTTTTAATTAATAGTGTTTCATCATCTGTGAATTTAGTTCTAAATCCTCTTACTACTGTTTTGATACCTGCACCAGTTCCGTTGTCTCCTGCTTCTGGAATAAACTTGTTTAATGTATAATCTGTGCCACTTACTGTTTTTACATCTGCCCAAATGGTAGTTCCAGAATTGGTCTCTAATTCGACAGTATCTCCCTCATATACTGTTTCGGTCATTGCCGCCGCGGAGATTTTCATTCCATCTAACGTATCGACTGTATAAGTTATTCCTGATTGAGCAAGAACTACTTCAGTAGTATTAGTTTTGTTCGCATGAAGAAATTTATTTAAAAGACTCGGATGTTTTATAGCATTTGATATTTCGTTTCTTATAAAATTATCACTGTTTCCTTTACTTTTATTATAACTTAGTGAAATTGATATTGGCTCGTCTTCAACAAATACACTACCATCTGAGCCTGTTATACTCAAGTTAGAGTGATGTCCTAGAACATCATCCATCTCATAGAAACGTGAGTTGCCAGCGAAAGAAGTATTTACTGCTTTAACTTTATTAACAACGTTATTTCCAAGAGTGAGAGGGTATATATTATAATCTTGTGCATTGACCATTCTGTCTTGTGCGTAATAACTTCTTGGAGCAATTCTACGCACACTTGCATATGTTTCGCCTGAGAAGTTTTCAGTGAAATCTTTTGTACTGCTGATTGTTAATGTTAATCTATATGTTCTATTATCACTGCCTGTATAAGGAACTGTTATAGTTGTATTAGAAATATCATTAGCATTTACAGAAAAATTATCATTATCTGCTATTCTATACCATGCTCTGTAGTTGCCATATGCCGCGTTACCAAACACACCATCTGGATAATGTAGTTCGATTGTATTATTGTCAGCGGAATTTATACTTACGATATCTCCAGAACCAGTTCGTAAACTATTATAGATTGCTGTTTCTCTCGTTTCGTTATCTACTTTTGTTACACTTGATACGTAACCTCTATTTGAATCTATCTTCTGTATCCATACATCAGAATTCGATATATTGATTGCATTTACTCGTTGTATTCTGTTTGAAACTTGAATATTATAAGTGAAGTCTTCAAATCCTAATACGCCCGCAACTGCATAAACAAAGAATCCAGTTCTATCACTAGCAGAACCCAAATTGTCGTTTCGATTAATAATCGTAAAGTTGTTATCCAGTTTTGGCTCATCTTCTTCTATTCTTGCATTAACGGTGTCTAGTAATACACGAACCGCTTCAAAGTTTCTACTTTTCCCATCAACGTTTGCAGAGAATGAGTAATTCACACTTTTTGTTTCGCTGTCTTCATTTATTTCATACAATGAATGCTCTACATCTGCAACTGTTAATGTAGATGTAGGATTCTGAATTTTAGTAGTGCTTGAAAAAGCAGAATTTAAAACACTGATAAAGTTTTCATACCAATCTATATCATTGCTATCGTTCCAGTTGATACTCTTGCCTGCAAGAGTGACACCCAAGTTGTCATACACGTTCTCGTCAGTTGACAAACTAGTAATCTTCATAAAGCCTTTTGCATTAATTGGTCTAGTTTTATTATAACCTAATGTTTTTGCCATTTGTAGAATACTTGCTCTGCGTTCAGCAGTGTCCATGAAGTTTTCTCGGGTATTCATATCTAAACGATATGATAGACTGTGTCCTAGATACGCAACTAAGTCTAAAATTGCGATAAATTCTGAACTTGCAATAAAGTCATTAAATTTATCAGGATAAGTCTGGGCTGTATATGATAGTAAGGCTTCTCTAATTGTGTCAAAATCATATGCTTTGAGACTAACGTTGGTGAATGCAGTATATACTGCTGTCCAACTCTCACTTGCAAATAGATTGTCTGTACGTTCTTGGCTCATGTTATTCTCTCTATTATTCTCTATCTAAATCAATACTTAATTCTACTGGCTCATTTGATGGCAGTATTTCAAGTCTCAACATAGCGTTTATTGTGTGGTCAGAGTCTGTGATTTCAATACTAACAAAGTTACATCTCGGATCATCGTTTATAATATCTGTTAAATCTTCTTCAATCAACTCAGTTGTTTCTTCAGTTAGCGGCTCAAATAACATATCATGTATAATTGACCCATATGTAGGCAACATTACTCGTTCACCTTTACGGGTCATGATATGATTCATAAGGTCTTCAATTACTAAATCCTTGTCGGTTAACTCGTGATTTATTGCGTTTTTATTTTTGGTACTAAAACCTGCGAATAGTGGCATAACTTTATTTTCTCTGTAGTTTATTTCTTAAATGTATTTATCTCCACTTAATATTCGTATTTAATTGACAAACTGGAATAATAATGTTATTATAGAACATAAATAATACTAGAATTTCATCATAATAAGGAATACTTTATGCCAAACTTAGTACCAATGGTCGTTGACCAAACAGCAAACGGAGAACGAAGTTACGATATTTTCTCTCGTTTATTAAAAGAACGAGTAATATTTTTGACCAGTGAGGTCAATGATTATCAGGCAGATTTAATCTGTGCCCAATTATTGTTCTTAGAAGCAGAGAATCCAGACAAGGATATTCATTTTTATATCAATTCACCTGGTGGAACAGTAACATCAGGCATGGCAATATATGACACAATGCAGTTTATCTCTTCTCCAGTAGCAACCACAGTGATGGGACAAGCATGTAGTATGGGTTCATTACTTGCACAAGCCGGTGCTAAAGGTAAACGACATGTGTTACCGAATAGCCGAACAATGATTCATCAACCAAGTGGTGGTGCTGGTGGCCAAGCAACTGATATGAAGATTCAAGTTGATGAGATGATGAAAATGAAAGAAAGATTGACTCAAATCTATGTGAATCATAATTCTGCTGGAAAGAAATTTGATGAATTGACTGCGGCGATGGAACGTGATAATTATTTGTCAGCAGAAGAAACTGTTGCTTTTGGTTTAGCAGATAAGGTTATAGCGAGTCGTTAAGAGAATCCAGGCACGAAACTAAACATCTTAGCAGTTTTTGTTCTCTGTTGAGCCAACTTATCGTCTACTTTGCCATTTTTCGTTATATTTTTTTGAATTTCATCCGTTACTGAATACCAGTCTTGTGCATTTATAAGTTTAACAATAGAACTGTTTTCTATGGTACTAATTCCTTCATTAAAGAAGTGATACAACAAAGCATCATAGTGTGGTTGTGATATTTTTACTTTAATAAACTTCTCTAATACGTTACCAATGTTTCGTAATTGTTTTTCTAAAATAAACTCTGCCATTCCTTTTGTTATCTTGTCAGTCGTAATATCTATACGGGTAGACGAAACCGTGATATATCCGTAATTCACTTCAGTATCTGATATCTTATAATTATAACCAACTAGATTATCTTCAACAGTAAGTGTTGGCTTATTGTCTAGTATTATAGCATCTTTACTCTTTGATGAGAATGTTAAATCATTTGTGTTTTCAAGATTTACTCTTACATGAGAAAGTATATACGTTGGATTATCATTTAGGTCATAACCAGTTCCTAGATAAGTACCAGACGAAGTGATAACATGCAACGGCAATTGTATATAATTTAATAATGAACCTTTTCGCTTGTCATATATCATTTTTTTATTCCTGCTTTTTCTAAGCCTTCTTCACTTGCAGTTGCTATTGCAAACTCACTTGCCGTTTCTTTTAATTCTTT